AAGCGATGTGGTCTCTTCTTCGCGCCCCTCAGTCCTGCCCTCGCTTGGCGTTCCTCTGTTGACATTCGCAAACACCGTTTCTGCTTCGGAGAGTGTTACCTGATCCTCGCCATACTCGTTGGTTTGCACCGACTTTTGTAGCTTGGTCACCCGGTTATCAAGGGTCATCGGCGTAGGCGCCATTGGTCATAGGCATGACGAGAGATCATCCCGCTTTCACTCGCGGCATCTCCAGCCATCGGGTCTCGGTGGTCGAAAGTTGCCCGAATATCGTGTAGAAGATGTAAGCGGAGGTTGGCGGGGAGGCTCTCAAACCCAGCGCTATACGTGATCCGTGCGCTTCGGTCTACCGTGTTCGCTCCCACGCTAACCTCACGCCCGTCCACCTGAATATCGCTCACCTGGACAAAACTTCCGTCCTCTTTCACCTCAACAGTGACAGAGGATCGGTCGACCGGAGGGAAAAGCAGGGTGCAACGCCCATAAAACTCTTCCCAGTTGAGGGTCACCTCTCTGCGAGAGAAGAGCCGCCCAGTGTACTTCTCCGCCCCGCGACGTACCCCCTGAATGATCGTATTCAAGAGATCCGTCTCAGTCGTGCTGTCAAGGCGCAGAAAGGCTTTCGCCTCAGAGATGGGGATGGGCTCATCCCCAGGCTGAAGCGTCTCTACGTCAACAGAGAGCCCGCTGGGGAGGCGTACATCTATCGCCTCTCTTCGGGATAGCTCTCCTACAATTTCAGCATAGCGGCCACTCATCAGATTTCAAATCCTGCCTCACGGACAGCGTCTTTCCCACGCACCTTTTCTCCTGTTGGAAGCTTATACCAGGGGCCTCCGCAATACTCAACGGTCTTCGTTTGTTCTCGCGGGTCTCTTGCCTGCACCTTCCGAGAGGAGAGGTGTTCTTCGGCCCATTCGGGAAGCGGGTCCCCCGGGGCAAACGTTTCCGTCTGCACCGGGCGGCCCAATCGATCCCGCTCAACAATTACTACCGTCATGTCAGCCATAATTAGGCAATCTTGATGCCCTTGACGGCCTCCGCAAGAGCCAGCTCTCCGCCGACGCGGCCACGGAAGTGGTACTCAATCCTTCCGCTTGACTTGGCCGTAAAGGGGTCTCGGATGACCTCCATCTGCAGGCGGTCAACGACGTAGTAAGCACGCTGATAGTCGCCGAACACGTAGGGGATGTCGCCTTCGCCAGCATTCCCCGTAGGCACTAGGTCCTGCATCTCGACGTATTCAAACCCGTCAATCGTCGCAGGCGTGGAGGCATCGAGGCTCGGCTCAAAAAGGTAATCGCCACCGTCGTCCTGAAGCGTGCGAGCGTGCCGCAGCGCCTCTCGGGTCACGCCCCACTGCCCGTTCTGGCGATACCGCTGCTTCAGTCGTAGCGGGAGCGTCCGAAGCTCATCTGCGGAAACCGCACCAACCCCGTCCGTGCTGGTATCGTCCGTGTCGACCGAGATGAAGGAGCTTGCGGTAATCATGCCTTGCGGCTCCCCGCTCCCAGTGCCTTGCAGAAACTTCTCGCCCTGCAGACGATCCATTTCCGTGGTCACCACGTCGCGGACCTCTGCCTCGACATCAAGGACAGCATCCTCAATCATCTGTCGCGTGATGGGCACCTCGACAAAGAACTCGTGGGTATCAATCACAAGCATGTCGCCGTTGTCGACGCCGAAGTCGGTGCCCGTGTCATCGGAGCGCGTCCCTCCCTCGCTCACAAACGCCGCGTTCGGGCGCCCCTGTAGCTTCGGGATCTCAAACTGCTTCCGCTCGGTTTGAAACGTGCGTGCAGCCTGGCGGAGCGGAGAAATATCAACGGTGTCCTTGATGATCTCCTCCACAAACTCGACCGGGGCAAGTGCGTCAGACTGGTTGCCAGCACCAGACCCGATCGACAGGTCCTTTGTCTCGGGCGACTGCTGCCCAGGGTAGAGATGCTTCTTGTACATCTCCCCGGACACATTCGCGCCATTGACCCATGACTTGAACGCCCTCCGCGCCTCGCTCAATTCTTCTGTGCCAGACTCTTCGGAAGAATTCAAGCCGCGACGATTCGCCTTCGTCTCCAGCTCATCCAAGCGGTCCTGCGCCTTTTCCAGGCGCTCTCGCGTGGACGAGACCGTCGTTTTGAGAGTGTCAATCTCTTCGTTCTTGTTGCGGACCGCCTCTTTCAGTTCGTTAAAAGCCGCCTTCGTCTCCTTGGCGTAGTTGGTGTCTTGAGACATTGGTTTTCGTTTAGAGTTCGTTCGTGAGAGATTGAATATCACTTACGAACTCTGCGCCGAGTGGGCTTTCTGCCGGACCCGGGGCGGAATCGTCACCGGATACTGCCTGCTTGATGTCGGTAATGAGCCGCTCATCGTCTGACAGCATGGGCGCGATCTTCCGTGCGAGTTCTTGGAGTGCGCCTTCGTCGTTCAAAAGTGACTTGATCCCTGTCACCCCTGCCTTCGGATTCATCGGGATCTGCGTCAATGAGAATTCATGCACCCTCACCTCCTTCAAGATGCGTGCGCTCTTTTCTTTGTCGTACTCATCCTGCTTGACCTCATACCCAAAGCTCATGCCAATCTCCAAGCCGTGCTCTTTGGCCTGTCGGATGTCTGATGCTACCTCGCGGCCAATTTGCTTCTCTGTGTTTACATGCGCTTCTACCTTTACCCCGTTACGGTCTTCCGACGCTTCTACAAAGCCGATTCGAGACCGCATCTTCAACTCATGATCTGTCACGAGCGGGAACTTTCCTGAATTCCGATTGATCGTCTGCTTGAAAGCTCCTTTCTGCAAAATGTCGCCCCCACGATCTTTGTTCCCGAAGATGGCACCGTACCCGGTAAAAATGAAATCAGAGTCGTTATCGGACTTTACATCAAGCCCCTTTATCTTGGAGGAAGCAGTGCGCCTACCACCCTGTGCCGATTTCATCATTGAGTCTCCCTCTTCCTCTTCCTCCTCCATTTCATCGCCATCGTAAGCCTTCATCATGTCCGCCATGGGCATCCCATCTGGCGCATCGTCAACGGCATGGTTCTGGGGGCCATCGGGCATGAATAGGGTTTTGTCAACGCCCTCAAACTCGTGCATATGCACCTCGCCATTGTAGCTTGCAATCATAGCAAGCTCCTTATTGTGGTAGAGGGGGTAGAAGACTCCAGACTCTTCCATGTTTGTCTCCATTCCCCGAAGCGCAAACGGCTGTTCTTGTGGCAGATCCATTTTACTTTCTTGTCTATATGAGCTGTTTTCGCTTTTAAGTGGGTGCCCATCTGGCATAAGGTCACGGTCATGCTCCCCGCCCTCAAAGTTCTCATTGCGCACTGCATAGAGGAAGCTGTTCACGCGAGCGTACGCCCATTGCTCTTCAGATTGTACGTTCTCCCTCACAGAGCCAGGGTTTGTCCTGTACGCACCAATCCCGCGCCTGAACACATTCTTCAGCATCCGGTATGTCACCCGATGCTTTTCTGTGTCCCCATGCTCTTCATTATGCTCCTCAACCTTATTCCTTAGCCCTGTCTCAACATTTTCTGTAATCGAGTCTTCGTTCTTCATCCCTGCCAACAGCTCTTTGATGGACCTACGCACATCGAAAGAGTTATCGTCTCTGCCCTCAAGGGTCTTGATGACAGCTAAGATAATATCGGTTTGCTGTTGCTCAGAAAGTGTCCCCCGGCCCTGCGGGACAACACCCCATTTGAGTTGAGCCATCACGCCACCAACATTGGACGGCACCGGAGTCGGCCTGTCGTCGTCGTTAAACTGGGAGCCATCTTCGCTGTGTCGGGCGGCCCAGTTTTCCCGGACATATACCCAACCTTCAACCGCATCTGACCTCTCCCCGTCGCGGAAGCGAGTCCACATCTCGAAGGCGTCGTTGCCTCGTTGATTGCCCCCAAGGTCCCACGCCTCGGGATTGTTCTCTTTCACGCTGGCAACGAAGTCGTAGTCCGGCGTATCGTACTTTGAGTTTCTAAGGATGGGCGTTTCATCGTCTCCCTCTTCTGGGAAGTCGGTTTTCTCTTCGCCAGGATCGCGCAGCCCTGCCCACTCTTCGTCGCTACGAGCTTTTAAAAGAGCCGATAGCTGGTCAAGTGCCGCCTCCTCCATGTCAAAGTTTTCGTTCCACAAATCCTGAGCGACCCCCAACACCCTATTGTCTCCCTGCGCGCTGGCACGCGCCTTGGCTGCCGCCACGCCGTTCCGGTTGAGCCTGCCCGTTGCTGGATTCACAACCGGATAACGTTGGTCCGAGTACGTTTGCGCATCTGGATCGCCATCAATAAATCGAGAAGCGACGGCGTCTCGCTTTCGCTGAGACCCATCTTGAAAGTCGGTCCCTTGCTCGTATTCAGGATGGTCCGACAATGCAGGTCTGCCCCACTCCCCATCGGCCCATTCCGGGGACAAGGACTCTGTCCCTGTAAAGTCTGGGGCTGCAACCTTAGTGTACGGTGATTTTTGCATATCAAGAAAACAGGGCGGCCCCGGCTAAAGCCAGAGCCGCCCGATGTCCAACAGGCAGGCAACCATTAAGAAAAAAGTGGGCGACCCTACCGCTTAGGATCGCTTATGTGTGCAACTAAGGGTCGCCAAATCATGTTCCAGATGATACTACAGGCTTCTCAGCACTTTGGCGAGAACACCCTCACAAAATCATTCATGCTAAAAAGGTCCTCATGTTTCACAAACAGCTTTTTGCCGCACCCCGGCCACGTCTCCGTTGTTCCACGTGCAACAAGTGCGGCTGGGGTTGTCCATCCTACAAGTCGAACACGGCGAGGGGCTTCTTCCCAAGTAAGGACCCCTACATCTGCGACAAAGGAGTGCAGCGTCTCGCCTTTCAACGCAAAATCGCGGTCCGGCTCGGTCCTGTGCTTGACCTCAATCCGGAGCCCAATCTTGGTTTGAAAGTCATACCCGTTGTCCCCAGCCCCGCGTTGCACTGAATCCACCTCTAACCCAAAAGTGCGGGCTACTGCAATTTCCCCCTTTAAGCCCTCCAAGTGTTTGCGCCTGGATTCATCCTCAGAGATAGATCCCTTATGCGCAGTATCAGGCTTGCCTTCGTCGCGTTGCACTGACAGCTTAGACGCAAGCCGGGCATCATCATCAGTAAGTGTGTAAAGCCAGTCCTCAGAGGTCATCTGCTGTCACGGGAGGGGAAGTCTGGATGAGCCTGTATGCAATCTCCCCATCGTCGCGCAAGTATAACCGCACCTCCCCTTTCTCCCGCAAAACCTCTTTCGCTGCGGCAAGAAACAGCTCCAAGTGCTCTTTCTCTACGCGTGGGTTATTGCTCACTGCGCTTTCACTTGTGGTGATGGCAAAGACTCTATGAACCGCCGCGGGCCGTTCCGATACTGGTTCGGCTCCTCATCGCTGACCTCTTGAGCTCTTCTTTCTTTAAGACGCTGAAATGATCTAACAAACATTTCGGGAATGTGCTTCATATCTTCCAGGCTTGCAAGATCCTGTTTTGAACAGGGGAGGCTTGTAAAGCCCGTACCGTATTCACAAACCGCCGATACCTGTATCACAAAGTCTGTCTTGTTCTTAAAGGCGTCCCGCTTTAGATGCGGTTCCTCACCGGGCACGATAGCGCACTTTTGGGGATCCCAGGCAGTATCCTCGCTCACCGCCTTGTTTATGCTCTCAAGAAATTGACTATGCTGCTCTTGTAGTAGCGCCACATATTCAGTTCTATGGTTCATGCTGGAATAAAGACCATTATGCAACGACAATTGAGAAGATCAGGCAATGGGAGTTGCGGGTCTCCAGGATACTGCGCACGGACTCGTCGACCACTGTTCGGGCTGAACCAAACGAACGGTTCCCCTAAGTTTGACTCGTTGCCATCTACCACCTCGTGAGAGAGCCGCACGCGGTCATCGTCCGAATCGACCCACTGCTTGCGCAGTGTGGCGGGGAATCGCTTTGCGGCAAACAAATCTGCCCTGTTTGAAGCTGTTGTGATTGCGGTCCTTGCTACCAGGGCCGCTTGCTGCTTGTTCTTTGGCCCCATGCGCCTCTCAAGCCGGGACGCAATCCCACTGATCCCAAGCCCATCATCCTGCGCAACAGTAATTACAGCCAAGATGTTTGACTGCAGCTGTGAAAGAATCGCGAATACAATTCCTGCCACAACCCCAGCCACGAAGAGATCGCCCAATGCCTCCGTCCATTGATCGCCTGCGTCTTGCGGGGCCTCTTGCCCGGTGCGTTCCTCGATGCGAGACTGGGTGTCAGCGGCAAAGCGGCGCCCCACCTGCTCATACGTTTCGCGCAAGTATTCTCTTACCTCCTCCCGATTCCTTTGAACTTCGTTACGCACGACACTCGGCGCGAACTCTGGCAGCGTCCCGTTTCTAAGCCTTTGGACAACATCCTCTGTGATGCTCTGCAAAAGCGCCTCTGCCGCACGTGTGCGAGGCTCTACGTAGGGCGTCCGCGCCGCGAGGCGCTCCTCAGCTTTTGTCTCTGCGGTCAGAGAGGAAAAGCCCTTTGTACTTTCGGCGGGGCAGCAGCTCATCACTGGTCGTGGGCATGTGCGTAGGCGGCGGCGGAAACAGAAATCGACATCCATGCCGGGGACTTGCCATGAACTTCCCGCGCACGCTCAACCTCTGCGAGGCCCGCCGCAAACGCCCAGCCCGGCACTACAGTCACATCTAAGCCAACCATCAGATATAGTAGATAGAGAAGAAGG